TTCGTCTTCGTTTAAGTCATTCGAACCTTTTAAAGATTCCTTTACCATTTCTTCAATATCTGAACCCATTGTATGAGCCAGTATTTCTTTTGAGTTGACTTTGAAAGCTTGTTCAATTTTTTCTGCTTCCATAAAAGCTTCTTCGATGATAGACTTTCTTGTTTCAGCCATTTTGTTTGTTTTTTTATTTTTATTTGTTATTTTTAAAAAAAATGCACGAATAAACACTTTTTCAAATAAATATTCGTTAAAAACAAAAAAGATAGGTTTTTGTGCAAGATTTATTTAATTTTTTTTGATATTTATGGTTATATGGAAAGAAAAATTAAAAATATTATAAGAAAAGTTATTACTGAAGATGTTAAAAAACGTTATTTTTTAACGGAAAAAGATGATTCTGATAAAGTTAAGTCATTAAAATCTGCTATCGAAAATAAATTAAAAAAAGTTTATTTTAATATAACAAATAAAGAATTAAATTTACCAAAAATAGATATTAAGTTGGATGATTCGATTATTGATGGTAAAATCGCTGGATTCAATCACCCAAAAAATGGTAAGAATGGTGTTATGGGAATTAAACCAAAAGCATTAAATGATATGGAATATCTTAAATGGGTTATAACACATGAGTTAATACATGCTGCTGTTGGTGTTGATTTACCTGAAGATAAGGAACATGAAGGTTTATTTGATAGATTAGCTGATGGTATGGGATTACCTGAAGAATATAGGGATTAAAAAAAAGGTCTGATTTCTCAGACCTTTTTTTTTGTTTAATTAAAGTTATTAAGCAGGAACCCCAACTTTAATAACATCCTCAATAGGGGATTTTGTTGCTGATACAATATTATAATCTAAAACCGTACCATTTAAGTATTGGTGAGTTCTAGCTTCAGCCTCAGTACAAGTCATTGCATCAACCAAATATTGAGTTTTAATTTTCTTTGCTTTTCCTGTTTGTTCGTTAATTGAATCAAATTCAACTTTAACTAGGAAAAAATTTACTACATCATTATTCATATCTAAAAACTATTTAATTAATTATTTACTCAATATTAAATAAAATATGTTATAAAGTAAATAAAAAAGGTCTGATTTCTCAGACCTTCTAATTTAATGTTATTTAACTGTAATCACACCTTGTGTCCAACTACAGTCAATGTCTGGTTCCATATCTCTACCTGTTATAGTATTTTTAGAAATCACATAATCACCTTTGTAATAAGAATCTAACATGTAATCAAGTAATTCCCCACCTTCATCACTATTACAAGGTTCAAATTCTTCATCACCTGTAATAGAATCTATACCAGTTATTTGTCTAAAAATAGATTTAGGTATGTTTACAACAAATTGACCTTCTACATAACCACTATCATCATAACCTTCATCACCATAATCTTCCTCACCTGTCGTGTAATAAAATTCTAATGTATACATATCACTAGTATTTTCTCTAATCATTCTTTTTCTATTTCTAGATTCTCTTAAAGGTTTTTTATTAACTCTTCTAACAACCTTTTCAACTAATCTTATAAATTCAGATTCGTTTAATCTTACAATTTTCTTTTTCATTATTTTTTTTAATTAAAACCCATACCACTTGAGAATCTATCTCTAAATGTATCATTTGTTATTCTAAGTTTTTTCCCATATTCTTTAACCATTGGAATTAAACCTTGGACCATATTCTTTAATCTTTCCTTAAATTCTAATTCATTACCCATAGAATCTGAAAAATTCATTAATACAATAATTTTTCTTTGGAATGATTTTAATTCTTTTATAAATCTTTTTGCTGTAGCAATCATATCATCCTCTGTAAAATCTTTAATTGTTTTTTGGATTGTATCTACTAGGATTTCTATTTCATTAACAACATCATTTAAGAAATCACTTAATTCTGATACAGAAAAATCATCCATAATAGCGTTAGCCAACCCTTGTAAGATATTCGATAACTCATCATATACTCCTGTTAAGTTTTCCATTGACTTAGCTGTGTGAGTACCCATAATACTTGGGTCATCATAACCACCAACCTCTGTGATTATTTTTTTAACCAATTTTTCCAAATCGGATTCTGTTAATCTAATAACTTTCTTTTTCATATTTATATCCCTTCTTCTTTAATTTGTTTTAATACTGATATTAGGTAATCTTCATCATAACCAAAATGGGTTGGTAGGGAGTCTACAAAATATTCAACACTCATAGATTCTTCGTTAAATGTTCTTTCCATTCTCTCAAAAACAGATTCACTATTCCACTCATTTAATTTACGCCAAACATCGTTCATTTCTTCTTGGGTATGTTCACCTATTTCTTCTTCTGTTGATTCTGAACTTAACTCTTGTTTTTTATCCATACAATATTGAATAATATCTTCTAAATATTCTAATGCTTCGTCATTTGACATCTCCATTAAATCACCTTCAATATCACCAATAATTGATGGTTGTTCCATATGGTTATCATACTCTTCTTTAATAACCCTTTTAACCAATTTTTCCAAATCGGATTCTGTTAATCTAATAACCTTCTTTTTCATATTATTTTATTTTATTTTGCTTGCTGCTTGCTTTGCAAAGCTTGCTTGCGCATTATTTTTTTAATAAATATATATTATTTTAATTAAAAGATGCTGCGCCATAAAAATTTCTTATTTCCTGACGTAAACACTTTAACATATTTGGTAATGTCTATACTTTCTTTTATAACATTGGACCTCCTTAATTTGAATCTATTCACCCTTTCTCCGTTATAATAGTAAAAATAACTAGGTTCAGTAAAACCAACAAATTGAAAACCTAAATTTACATATAAATTTGAATTAAATTTATCCATATCAGAATAAGTTATAATACATTTTGGTTTTATTTCATCTAAGAAAAACTTAAATATTTTTGATGCCGAACCAATAACAGAATAACCTAATTTATTACAAAATCTAATCATCTCATATTCAATAACTTCTTTAGATTTTACCCTTGGTGTACAAAAACTCATTACAGAAACCAACTCATCTTTATAATATAACCCTATTTTATGTTTGGCTCTAGCATACCCCTGTAAATGATTTAATTCACAAAATTTTTTATATTCCTTTGGTTCAATTAATTTAACATCACATTTTCTGGCATATATTTTTTTATCCGATTTACCAATAATATGGTTAATATAAGATTTTATTTTTTTATTTTCGTTTTGCCACTCATCTTCCCATATTTGTATTAATCTATAACCAACTTCCTCACATTTTAAGAATTTATTTTGATGATACTTTTTTGGTTTATTTTCTTCTGAGTGCCAATACATACCATTATATTCAAAAGCTAATTTTAATTCAGGAATAACAATATCTAATTCATAACCACCAAGGATTTCTCTATTATTTTTTAATATTTCACCATCATATATTGAATTAATATAATCAAACAACTCTGTTTCACCTTTAGAATAACTTTTATTTATAGGGTTTAAGTAAGTAGATATTACTTCACCATTTCTTTTTCTTCTATTATATGTAACTGGGTTAATTTTATATTCTTTACCAGTTTCTTCACAAAATAAAATATAATAACCATCCTCATCTTTTCTAATAAAATTCTTATCATCGATGGACATAAATTCTAACCATCTTTTGGTTAAGGCTTTTGATATTTTATCTTTAACTAATTTTGTTTTGGATACATGGGTAACACCCCATTTTTCTAGAGTTGTTTTAACGATTTTATTTTTAACCTTATCAGACCTTAACGGATGGCCACCATATTTGTTATCCCAAGTGGATTTAATCTTTTCCCTATTAATTTTGGCACCAAAAAATTCTTCGGAACCATATTTATCCAAATTAGTTTTTTTTGTTTTATTTTTAACAAAATCTAATTTTTGGGTGCAATCAACACCCCATTTATCTAATAAATTATTTTTAGATTTTTCTTTAATAACTTCTGATTGTGAGGACCATTCTGTGCCATATTTATCAATATTGGTTTTGATGGTTTTTTCTTTAACACCATCTATATCAAAAACAGAATCAACACCATACTTTTCTTTTATTGTTTGTTTTACTTTTTCTCTTACTTTTGGTGAACTCATGGGTGTTTTACCACCATATCGTTTTTTGTTTGTTTTAGACCTCTTTTCAACAGCGATGGTATCAATACACACTTTATCACCACAAGTGATTTTATATCCAACATTAGGTTTAACATATACCAAATCTTTACCACAAATACATTTTGGTTTATTTGTTAGGTTATTAACAATAATATAAACCAGTTCGTTATTCTTTATTTCAGTATTATTGGGTATATGTTGTGTTTGTTGCAATAAAAAACTACGTTCCTCTGGGTGATGTTTGAGAAACGTAGCTATTGCTTTATAATTTTTATTTTCTAAAAGGCTTTTTAAGGACATATATCCTTAAATATAAATTAATCTAAGAATTTTTTCAAGGCATCCATAACCTTATTTTCATTTAATGTAGTTTTTTTAACTTCCTCAAATTCAATAGATTTTTTTTCTGTAGATTCTGTATATGGTTTTAAATCTGATTTTTCTGATGAAATCCAAGACCCCGGTGTAGAAGGAGATGTTACTATATCCCAACAAATAAGTTCAAAATCATCTTGTACTATATTCTTACCACCTTCTTGTTTAAGGGAACCAACACCTCTTGAAGATATACCAACGGTCCAACCTTTTCTAATCATATTAAGAACTTTATCACCAACAGATGATATGACACCCATTTTGTGGTAACCTGGTGTTGTATCTAATTCCATTTTACCCATTAGAGTTCGTCCCTCCCACCATATCTCGGTGATTCTATGTGATACTCTGTCGGCATCAATAATAGATGATTCAGGGTGGTTTAATTCACCCAACGAAGTTCCCATATCAATAAATTCTTGATATCTTTTAGCTTCTCTTTTTAATATTTCTTCAGGGTATACCCGACCATTCTTATTTTCAACACCCCATTTTTGTAATACAGCGTATATCTCAACTTTTTCAGGTATTTCACCATTCTCACCTAAATTAGTTCCTGACTTAAATTCTCTAATTAAATTTCTATTAGAACAAACCCCATCAGGACAAGTTAATTCTGGTGTAATATATCCCGAATCAAATTCTACCAAAAAACCTGTTCCTTCTTCACCTGGTTTTAATATTTTCATAAGTATTTTTTATCTATAAATATGCCAATATTAAAATAAAATTAATTTTTAGTTTTAAAAAACTCAAAATCTTCATCCGATTCAAAAACATCTTTTATTAAATTTTCTGATAACTCTGTCATAACTGGTATCATTTCATTTGAGTTTATCGAAAAAAGAGGTTGTTTTTTAAATAAAGTAATCTCAACAGACATAAAACTTCTTTTATTATAATCAATTCCAGAAGAAGCCATATTAAAATCAATTATAGATAAGTCCTTATAAAAATCATTACCATCCAAAACCTCAAATAATTTTTTCTTAACACGTTTGGATTTTTTTCTAATTATTGCATCGTATTCCTCAATCCATTCACTTTTTGGTTTGCCCCATGCAGATATCTGTAAATAAAGTGATTTTGGGTTTTTATTATCAACGGTACCTGATTTGACGTTGTATTGGTAATTTGTTTTTAAGGTTATTTCTTTACCTTTTTTCATAAAAATTTTTATTTATTTTTTTGTTATTTGTATCCATATAAAACATTTGTGGTTTATTTTTAATTACATATCTAACATCTAATACACTTGTGTTTATATATAATACACCATTTTCATCTTCATACATCCCATAACCTTCATGAATATGTCCGTGAATAAAACATTTAAGGTTATTTAATCTATTATCAATTGTTTCTGTTAAATAAGGACAACCAACATCCTCACCACGTAAAGTTAAATTAAGATCACCCTTACCTTTTGGTCCTCCATGTACAATTAAGATATCAATATCACTTGGTATTAAATCCCAGTGTTTTTTAATATCCTCACCTTTTCTGTTAAATGCCCAATCATGAAAATAAGGTTGTACGGGACTACCCCATATCTTTATTCCTTCAATATCAACACCACTATCGTTTAAGTAGGTAATGTTTGGGTATTTTTTTAATTTATCTTCTATAATATATTTTGATGCATTCTCAAAGAAAAAATCGTGGTTTCCGGCAATTAATATTTTATGTGTATATGGTAATGTTTCATACCAATTAAGGAACGAATCTATTTCATATTCCATACCTCTTGAGGACATATCTCCTGCGTGTATAATAACATCACCTCCACTTAAATACTCCTTTGGTATAAGATTGTGTTTGTTGTGTGTATCACTAATTGTTGTTATTGTCATTGAAAAACTTTTTCTTAATTATAATAACTTTTTTGCATAAAAAAAAGCCCCCATATTTCTGTGGAGGCTTTTATATATAATTTATGTTATTTTATTAGTTTGGATATTGCTTTCCTGCTCCTGAGTTGTATAATTCTGTTATTTGAACATCTGATAAAGAACGATTAAAATTAGCTAGCTCGTCTAGTGACCCAATAAAATACAAGCCGTAACCGTTATTCCCTATTCTTGTATTAGCTGTTGAATTACCTAATGAATCTGTAAATGTTGTGGAAAGATTGTGTTTAACATTGTTAATGAATAAATCAATAGTATTCGTTGTTCTTCTCAAAACTACATGATTCCAATTGTTTATTGTAAATGTTCCATTAGCTGTACCTCCGATTTGGAATGTACCAGAATTTCTATACCATAAAGTTAATTTTTCAGACGTAGTAGCGTAGAGGCTGAACCCTCCGTTTGTAGTATTATATCCAGCAACCCCTAATATAGGGTCGTTAAGTGTGTTTGTAGTCCAATAACACCAAATTGAAATTGTAAAGTCATTCGTTCCGTAATCCCAAATTGAGGAGTTTCCCAAGTCAACATAATCATTAACTCCATCTAACGAAAAACCTTGATTAATAATTCCAGTTCCATAAGTAGCACCATTTACAAGTGTACCGTTATAATTCCCTAAAGCATCGTTAGGTGTGTTATCTGCTGTGTAATAAGCTAATAAATCATTCCATAATGTTGAATTTGGTGATATTCTGGGTCTTACCCCTACTCTTGTTTGTGCCATAATTTTTAATCGTTTAATATTTGTTTTTCGTTATTATCAGTATTTTTACCTCTGTTAACCCCAATATGTTTAACAACTTCCAAAAACTTACCACCGAATACATAACCACCGAATAAGGTCATTGCGTATTCCAAAGCATCTAATATTATTTTAAAGTTTTCCATTTTTAACTCTTCTTTTTTAATACCAGAAATTAACAATATTGTTATTGTTATGTAGTAAGCAATAATAGACCAAAGTAAATAAACCCTACCTTGTGAATATTCATCTTTTTCTTTTAATATTTGTTGAAATAATTTTTTCATTTTTTATCTTTGTCTTTTTCTAAACCTAAAAATGTGTTTATTTTTTTGATTATAGCATCAATTAACGTTTGTTTAGAATTACCAGTTATAACACCCAAGTTTTCTAAAACTGATATTAGATATTCCAAAACAATATAAATAAAGAATGTACCATGTAACCACGTAAATAATGTTGAAGCAACTTTACCAAAAGCTGTTGGGTCTGTGTTATATTCTAACTTAACAGCGTTTGTTACGTATAATAAAAGTATCCAAACAAATACTTTTAAACCAAAACGACTAAACTTACGTGAAACAATTTTTTCACCCCTAACTTTTGATGCCAATAACCCCGTTATTAATTCCAATACAACCAAAACAACAAAAGATATTATTGTTAATAAGTGTAAACCCAAAAGAGTTTGTACCATAGAAGATAATGCTGCTAATGGTAATGTTAATGCCAAAAATTTTGAGTGTACAATAGAGTTTCCAAAATCAGAAACACATTTAAATCCAAAATTGTTTACGATTTGGTGTAGTAGTTTGTTAATCATTTTTAAGGTTTTTCTTTAGTTCATACAATTTCAGTATGTTTCTACTGAAACTGTCGTTATTTTCAGCCATTTTATAAATAGCATCCTTAGTTTCTAGTAGTTTTGACTTAATTGTAATGTTTTCAGCATTTTCTTCTAAAAGCTGATTCACTAAAGAAATATTCTCTTTAACTAATTCTTTTACTAAGGCCTTATTTTTTTCTTCATTTCTTTCCCTTAAAACCTTTAATAATGACTTTTCTTCTTCTGTTAAAGAATTACCCCATTTTTCATTAAACTTTTTAGAAGCAATATCTAAAAAGTTTTTAGGGTTAATCCCTTTTTTAATATATTCATCGTTAGTTGTTTCTTTAACCAAAACTTTTTCAGTTAACAACCAATTAACCAACACATCTTGTGTTTCTTGTAAAGAATCTAATGTGTTTATATTTTTTTGTGTTAATATAAAATCCTGTAAAGATTTGTGAATTGGTTTAACTTCCTTGTTTGAATAATCAATTCCGTAAGACTCCAACAAAGTTGTTAATTTTTCTAAATTTTTTGATAATGACTTATCACCACGGAATTTATCGAATAAAGATTTGTGTTCTTTTAGGTATTCTATGGCTTTAACTTCACTAGTAATTGTTTTGTTTTCTATATTTTTAAAAACAATAAAACTAGTTTTTAAAGTTTCGTTTTCTTTTAATATTTTTAAGAATTTTTTATATAAATCCTTGCCTAAAGTATCTTCAGATGTATAAGATTCAATTAATTCCTCAAGGAAAATATCTTTTAATGTTCCAAAATTCATAGTACTATTTTAAATATAAATATGCCCTAATCGAATAATAATTCATCTTCATCAGAAATATCTTCATTTAAAAGTTCATCTATACCTTTAGTCATATAAAAAATATCTTGATTTTTCTTTTTACCTTCTAATAGTAATTTGTCTATTGTGTTTTTATCACCTCTAAAACTTTCTCCGAATCCACCTTCATCACCACCAGTATCTTCACCTCCAGTATCTCCACCTCCGAAGTCACCTCCACCGAAGCCTCCGCCTCCGAAACCACCTCCTGAGTCAGCACCAAATCCACCTTCATCACCACCAGTATCTTCAGCACCTTCAGCACCTTGTTCTGACGGTAACTCACCATATAACTTATCAACCTTCTTAAAGAATCCTGTGTTTTTAATAACCTCAGATGTTTTTTCCAATTCAGCTGCAACAGCTCTCTCCAATCTTTGTTGTTCCAAATCTTCCAAAATTTCATCAGAAGACCAATTAAAGATATTTTTCTTAGCCCACGTATGTGATGTTGCGGCAATACCAGCATCACTAGCTGTTAAATCTTTATATAACAATACTTTTTCCTTCCATTGTTCAACCTTTAATACCTCACCTTGTGTTGATGGGTTATTAAGTGTTAATTTAAAATTATTTAACTCATCATGGAAACCTAAAATATATAAATGAATGATTGCTATTTTATTTAATTCTTGAATCATAGCTTGTTGGATTCTGTTAATAGTTCTAGCAAATCTAATATCCATTAAAGCTAAATTTTTACCTTCACCTGTAGGTTCTTCGAACCCTAAAAAAGTTTTTGGTACTCTTAATGCTGTAACCAATTTTCTTTGGATAAACTGAATATCTGCAATTTGATCTAAATTCGATGCACCTGGTAAAGTTTCAATAGGCATTGAAGCGTTAGGGTCTCTAACAGGAACAAAATAATCTTGGTCTACTGCCAATGTGTTATATCTAACATCTGTTTGGCCTGTTTGTTTATCCGCTGTTTGTGTTCTTTTAAATTTATTAGCTACCTTTTGTACGTATGCCTCAACATCCGAATCATCAATGTTACCTACATAAACTTTAAATACCCTTCTTTCAGGTGCTCTTGTTACACGATAAACTAACATCGCGTCTTCGGCTAAAAGCAATTGTTTCCAAATACGTCTAACTTTTTCTAAAACAGATGTACCATAAGGTAGTTTTCTATCATCACCCAATAAACGGAAATGAGCTATCTCCCAAGCATTAAACTCCAAAGTTTTATCTTTCCAAATAAACTTAACATTCTTTTTATTAAGAGAATTTTCATTCTCACCTTGTAATTGGTTGTTTTTAAAATCTACTGCGTTTAATTCTTTTCTTTCAATATCTAAATTAGTTAATTGGGTACCACCAATGATACCATCTTTGTAATCTATTTTTAAAAATACAAAATTATCACCATATTTACATGTATTTCTAGTCCACATTGGTAAATTAGAGTGGATGTCTAAAACATTAAAAAACAAATCTTCTAATACTTTTTTAATTCTACTAGAATCAGAGTAAACCGTTAACATTTTACCTTGTTCACTTAACGTACACGACTCTTCTGACATAATATCTAAAGCTACCGCAATCTCCGGAGTAAATTCCATTGCCTCATAATCCATATAAGAAGCGACTCTAGAAGTTTCATAAAATATAGCCTTTTGATATAATTCACTATCTATTTTAGACCATTGACTTTCTAAATATTTTTGTTGTTGTAGTTGTAATTTTTCTTTATTAAACTCTTCTTTGGATTTTGTTACAATTAAATCGTTATCCGTTAAAGAATATTTATTGTTGGTTAGGTTAGCTTTAGGACCACCACCTTGGCCAAACATATAAAATAGTTTTTGATAAACTGTTAAATTATTCTTATTATCTGTCATTTTTTTTTTATTTCTTTTTTATAAATATCATGTTTAAAGATAATTTATTATATTATGAATGTGAAGGGTATATTTATATAATAAAAAACATAATGAGTTTACCTAACATATCGTTTAAAGAGTTTGCCAAAAACCCAATAGTGGCATTACTATTTATGTGTTTAATAGCGATAGGTTATTTATATTTAGATAACAAATCAACACTAACAACACAAATAGTTAAATTAGAAAAAGAAGTTAATCAACTAAAAGATGATTATAAGGAATTAAATGAAAAATTCATTATAACAATAACAAAGTTAAATAATAGAAATAAAAAAAATGATTAGAAGATTAATAAAATACGGTGTATTGGTTGTTATTTTATCTTTTACAACTTTTTCGGTTGTATCAATATATAACGATGAACGAAAAAATATTGATACGGATAAAATAAATAAAGAAATTGATAGTTTAAAAATTAAACAAAATGATATGATTGAGGTTGCTGAAAAAATGATTGAAGACATTGTTTATATGGACAGCATATCAAAACATAAAATGGATAGTTTAGATCGTAAAGTAAAAACAAAAGGCGTTTCTTTAATTATTAGTAAATATGAATTAGATTCTGTTGAAAATTGTTTAAATGAATTAAACAAACGTTATTTGGAACTTAAACAGGAATTAAATAAAAAAGATGTTACAATAAATGATTATAAAAATGATTTAAATAAATTAAACAAAAAAAATAAAGATCTTTTACAGGTAATTAACGACTTGGAGATTGAAAACCAAGAATTAAAATACGAATTACAAGTAGTTTTAAATATTTTAGAAAAATATAAATCAAACAAGGTCATTGAAAAAGACCAAGACACAACAAACAATAGAAAAATTAAATTATTTAAAAAATAATTAATCTACATAATCACATTCAACATAAGATAAGTGTTCTCCGTTTGAAAGGTCTATTTCCCAAACATAATTAACTAAATTATCATATAATTCACTACATGGTAATTTAACACCTTTATAATCACCACCCTTTGTTTTTGAACCATTGGGGTTATTTGGTGTTGGACAAAATTTATTATAAATGGGTCCTGCACCAGCCCTTAAATTACATCTATTATTAAACGGTTTGTTAGAATTAACTTTTTTCATTTTATTATTTTTTAAAGCCTTTCATACCACTAAATAACCACATATTTTCTTTAAATTGTTCAGTAGTAACGTTATTTTTGGTGTTTTTGTCTGAGTAAAACCCTCCACCCACAACTTCACCTAAAACACTATTATCTTTAACATCATTTGTTTCAACAGACCAACTATTTATCATCGCTTTAGCCTGACCCTTAGATTTTTCCAAATCCTTAAAAGAAGTCATACCAACAAAACAACACATACCAATACACATTAAAAGGTCATCGTGATAACCCTTCATATGGTCTGGTCTACCGTTAATATAAACAAAGGTACTAACTTCATTTAATACCCTTTTAGAACGAATCTTAAAAGTATCCATCCTAATACCTTTTTCCATCTCAGAAATAATGGTATTCCTATTCTTTTGGAAGTTTAGTCCAGGTAATTTACCTTTATCCATAAACTTCTGTAATGCTTTATTGTTTTCAACAGAATCAATACCAACAGCAACATCGTAATAAAGACGATTTTTTGGGTATCCTAATTCAATCAATTTTAACACAACTGAAGCACCCCAACCACCTGTAATATCGACAACAATAAATGCATCATATGATTCACCATAATATTTACATATTTCACCCAAAACGTCTGGTGCAACCTTACCATGGTATTCAGCAACCTGATTACCTGTTGTATAATCCCATATACATATACCAGCGAAGTCATCAGAAGAACCTGAAGAAGGGTCTGCCGCCAATATATATTGATGGTCCTTAATAGGGTCTTCCCATATCCACATACCACCATCAATCCATTCTTTCCTGATTGGGTCTTTTACGTTTTCTTTTTCTTGTCTATTTTTATATTTATCATCGATTACGTTATCACCTGAACCAATAAATGAACACAACAACTCCTGTGAAATCGACCTTGGGTTATGGTTAAGTTGAGCACACATATCATCAAACCATTTAGACCTAGGTGTATAACCTTTTTCAACCATCTCATCCCATTTTTCTTCAGAGACAACAGCATCAGGACCTTTACCACTTTTAGGGTCAACTATCTCCTCAACAACTTCATCTGTTTTATCGTCACGTAAAATCCATGACATACCAGAACCATCATTCCTACCATTATAACGTGGATCTTCATACCATCTCATCGAAACAATATTAAAATTATTTCGACCTTTTTCTGCCATAACGTATGCTTTATGGTAAAGTGGGTCGTATCCATTGGGTGTTGAAATAAGTATCGACTTACCACCTGTTGATAATGAAGGTTGTGCTGCAGTATAAAATTCTTCTCCTCTATTACCCTCAATGAAGGCCGCCTCATCCACAACAATATATGATGGTGTATAACCCCTTAAAGCATCTTTTGATGAAGCAACGGCCTTAACCTCTGAACCATTCCATAATTTATAATGGGAACTTGAGTTTTTTTCGGGGTTAAACCATGAATCACTATTTGCTGGTCTATATACATCCATCCATGCTGGTAATTGCATGGTAAAATCTTTAATTTTTTTCAAGAATTCTTTTGCCGTTTCTTGTTTGTTGGCCGCAATCAATATCTTTTGTGTTGATTTATTTGAAGATAAAGCTGTTAAAACTGCGAAGTATGCTGCCGTTGTTGTTGAAATACCTGCCTGACGAGGTTTCATTACTATATTGTGGTCATGATTTTTATAATCATTAACCAATTCTATTTGTCTTGGGAATAATCTAAATGGTACATAACCACCTTGTGTCCTATCTTCTGTTTCTAAATAAGATTCTATTGCATAAACTGGGTCTGATAAACATTTCCCAATTTCATATAACATTTGTGCTTTTGATAAACTCATACTTATAAATATCATGAGTTTTAATTTTGTGACCCATACAGATATGGTGGGGTGTTAGTCCCCTTAAATTATAGGTCTCTTACAACAAAGGAAGAAAGAGCATTTTTAACTTGTTCGGTGTAAGTCCCATTAAATTATAGGTCTCTTCCAACCACCTCTTTATAAGTTCCTGAATTTCAGTACGATTAAGACCAAAATCCTTTTTTAAAACCGACCAAATTCTACCATAATTTATGTAAACATCCCCATTTTCTTCATTCTGATAATAAAAAAGTGGTTTTCTTTCGTTATCAACATAATAGGTTCTAATACCTTTAACAATTGGTTTAAGGTTATCAAAATTAGATTTTAACCATTCCATTTCAGGTTTCATCGGTTTAATCTCTGATGTCCAATCAAAATCGTTGATTTCTTCTCTAATTATTTGTTTTATTGATTTCATATAATATAAATATAATCAAAAACGAAAAACCCACCATAGTAGCGAACTTGGTGGGTTTAATCAGTCGTAACTGATAACGGTCCTAAATCCGTATGTCTTTATTTCTTATTCAATATTGAACCTAAATGTCTAACTAATTCCATATCACCAGCATCCAAAGCATCATCAATAAGATTTTGTAATTCTACTTTTGACATAGATTCGTAGTCAACCTCATCACTATCATCAGATAATTGTTGGTTGATTAGTTTTTGAATTTCATCCTCATCTTCTAATTCATCCTCATCTTCTAATGCTGGATAAGTATCTTCATCATCACTACCATCTAAAACATCTTCAGCTGCCTCACTTCTTAATTCTTCTAAAGCTTCATTAGCAAATCCTCTAACTTTTTGTTGTGCATTACCATCACCTTTAATTAACCCCTCAATAACAGAATTAAATTCACTATCAGGTAATTCTTGTAAAATACTCCATGTTAAAGAAATAACTTCTTGGTTTTCAGTTGGTATTTGTGTAACAAATTTCTCCCAAATTTTTGTACCCAAACGAATATCATTAGTTTCTGATTCCAAATTATCAGTTTTATCTAAAACATATTTTCTTACTTCAACATCATCACTTAAACCTTGTAAAGACATTAATTCTACAACACCTTTAGCTAATTCGTGTAAAAGAATTGGGAAAATAATTCCTTGTGCTATAATTTTTGGTTTATCAGGATTAGAAATGTCTAATTTAACGTTTCCTGCATGAATACCACCCATTCCTTGTTGTTTAATAGAATCATCATCCATTAAGAAATAGTTTGCATCGTTTGCTGCCATAACGTTAGAATAGTTTCTTCCTAGTGTTGGGTTGGTTTCTCTTAATTCATCATCTAAATGGTGTAAATTTTGTGATTTTCTTGCTGCCCCATGCATCATTGAGTTCGTTAAACGCCTTCTTTTTAATGCTGGTTTAATTTGTTCTTCTGTTCTACCCTCAGGTTTTGGTTTATTACCTTTATCAAACTTTAATCCTTCACGTTTAATATCACCAATCTTAAACCCTTGTTGTCTAGCAATTTGGTCTAATTGTGTCTGTGGTGTTGAACTAGGTAAACCCAACATTGCTGGAGGTATTCCCATAATTTTTGCATCAAATTCAACAGCATCCTCAGGGATGTTAAATTGTCTTCTAATCATGGCAACAGCCTTTCTTTCTAGGTTTTCTGTTCCTAACCTATATTCTTCTTTTGCTGCCTCCAATAGAGAATTACTCAAAAATTGTTGGATTTCCATAAAAGATGGGTTTTCCTTACCTGTTTTTTGTCTAATATTGTCAGCAATTTCTCTAAAAGATTCTTGTGCCAATTGATTTGTTAAATCTTGACCCAAAATATCATTATAGTCGTTATCACCACCCTCAAACTTCCTTCTTACGTTATCGTTCATTCTTGATTCTGATATTATTCTGTTTTTAATTGTTTTTAATAAATCCGATTTTGTTGATACAAAATTTTTATTCTCCTTAATAATACCCATTATTTCTTTTTTAGTCAAATTAATTTTATTCTCAGATACAGATATTGTTCCATCTGTACCAACACCCATTTTTTTAGAATCTACCCCCTTATCTAACATTTGTTGTAAAGCTTTAACATCAGAACTACTCTTAATATCGAATTTCATTACTTGTGTTTTTTCAACTTCATTTACATCACCTTCCTTAACTGAAATACTACCATCTTCATTATATGATACATCTTCAGGGTTGGCCTTTTTAATAGCTTTAGAAACTTCGTCAGGATTTGATTCTTGATCTTTATCATTATAAGTTTTAGTAATTTGTGTATCTACTTCACTTAAATGTTCTTCATCGTTTAATAAATAAGGTTCTTCTTTTTTCTTTGCCATTACTATTTTATTTATTTTCTTTATATTTTAATGCTAAATCATATTCATAAAGTTGTGCATCAACAGATTCTTTTGTGTCACCAAACTTAAATATTCTACGTTTTTCGGGTATATCTCCATCCTCTTCTAACTTTTCCCAACCTAAGGCTATAATACCTTCAACAGCATTATATATGTCTCTAACACCATCTTCTTGAACTAATTCCATATCAAATAAATAAGTTTTCAATGTCCCAACTAATTTAATAATATGTTCGTCTGGTGCTAATTCTCTTGTGTCGGTCATAACTGACGATTCATACCAACCACCATCCCATTCCCATTCTGTTGAATCAGAGAATAAGAATTCGAATATATGTTCACCTTTAAATGTTGTACCAATTCTATTTATGTAAATTAAATACATATAAAACTTTTTTTAATCTATTTTTATTCGAATTCAACGTCTGAATCGTAATCAGCTTTTGGTGCTGGTTGTGCATCAGGGTCGTTTGGATCTATTTTTGGTGGAACCTTAAAAGGTCTTCTTGAAGGACTTGGTCTATCAGTTCCAGGTTTACCAGGTTTAACATCAGGATTTGGTGATGTTTTTGGTCTTGCTGGTGCTGGAGATGGTGCCATCCTTACATCATCCATATATGTATCATATTCACGTCTTCTAGCTTTTGGTGCTGGTTGTGCATCAGGATCATTTGGGTCGATTTTAGGTGGAACTCTAAATGGTCTTCTTGAAGGTTTTTCTCTTCCAGGACCTCTATCAGGTTTAACACCAGGTTCAGAAGGTCTTGTTGTAGGTCTTGTTTTTGGTTCTGCATTCATATCAATATCTTTTTTTGAGAAAATATCATCATCTTCTTCTAAAGAGTCAAATCTTGTATCATATGGTAATTTATGTTTTGCCCATTTTTCTACAGGTTTTGAATCGTATCCAGGTTCTGCATTTCTATGAAAATGTTTTGTAATATCTCTATCAGCTTGTCTTCTTGCTCTTTCAGATGCTGATGGTCTATATTTGTTTGCTCTTTGTGGGTATAATGTCTCTTTTTCTTCATCAGAATATAACTCATCATCCAACAATAACATATCATCTTCTAATTCTTCATCACCACCAATATTTGGGTTATCTTCTTCCATATAAGAATCATAAGATTCCTCTACTTGGTCATTAGATAGGTGCCCTAAATAACCAGCTGGATATTCACCCATATAAGAATCATAATCATCATATTCTTTATCATCCATATAAGAATCATAAGATTCTTCTACTTCTTGTTCTTTATTACCACTATCTTTAATAGTATCTAATACATCATCTTTATCATTAGAATCCATATTATCTAAATCTAAAGCCGCTAATACAGATTTAGCAACCCATTTTTTCATATCAGACGATAAATCCTCAACATCTCTAAGTTGTTGACCTAGTTTACCTGTTGTACTTTGGATATCTTTGATGTTATCACCACCTTCTTCTTGATTATCAACAGATTCAGTATCTTCTTCCCCTTCATCACCAAAATCAAATTCATCATCAGTTTCTTCAGTATCTTCTTCCCCTTCATCACCAAAATCAAATTCATCACCACCTTCTTCAGACGATTCATCACCAAAGTCAAATTCTTCATCACCACCTTCTTCAGATGATTCATCACCAAAATCAAACGATTCTTCTTCTTCAGTATCACCACCTTCTTCAGTACCCATATCAAAACTAGGTTCTTCAGTTGGTTCTTCTTTTTTCTTTTTATTTAATTTCAATACATATTTTTTTTCTGATAAAACATCATCAGATTCTAAAATATTAATAAAATTAACATCATAATGATTATTAATTTCCTCAAAAACTAAATTTAATTGTTTTGTTGCCTCACTAAAAGAGTGGTAATATTTTTTACCTTTATTACTTAAACCACCAACATAGTCAAAATCAGATTCGGTTAGGTTTTGTTTAGTGTCAGCTTCTTTAATAAAATATTTTTTACCTTCTCTAACTATAGCATATGTTTTACCATTAACCGTCTCCTTAACCAAACCAAAACTAGATATTTCTAATTTATTCTCTTTTAATGTTGGTTTAATGTCAGCTAATTCTAACATTCTATTTAATGTACTTTTTTTCATATTATTATTTTATTTTTTTTATTATCCTTTTATAGACCAAGTACCATCACTATTTAAACCATTTGTTCCAGCAGGTCCTCTATGGAATGCTTCTGGTTTTTTCTTACCTAATAGTAATATATCTGTACTACCAGCTATATCTGAAGCTGAATTAACTACTAAATTTAATACAATAGGCCCACCTGTTGGTCCTACCATTGATACACCTTTATAAACAAAGGTAGAAGAAGTATCTACATATATTTGATAATATGTGTATGCCGAATAAACAGCGTCTGATACTCCATGTAATACTGAATAACTATCCATAATTTTTTGTTTTTATTAATAAATATCTTTATTATTGTTAAATTTACTTTTTTTTTATTATTCAGGTAAAGGACCTAAGTCTTTAATCCTTTTTACTACTATTTTTGGGTATTCATTTTCTAACCATTGATGTAATGCTTCAACATATTCAAATTTAGGTAATTCAATATAATCTAATGTTTCATAATCACCCATATCACCTTGAATATCAATATTTAACTCACATTCACCTTCCCAATAAGGTGTTGCATAAACCACATATTCATCAGTATCATTAAATCCCCACACTATAGTCCCACTATATCCATCCATACTATAATAGTAATCTCCATAACTTATTGGTTGTTTATTTCTAAAATATCTAACAACTTCACCATACAATGCTTCACATATTGGTCCATTGTCTATTGGGGTTACTTGAATGTCCCTAGTCCAATCAAAATCATTGGATTCGTTTATGTTATCAGTTAAATAAATAATATCTTTTAATTTTGTTTCACCGTTAACCCATTCATAATGATATAATTTATTTTGGTTAGATTTTTCTTTGGTTCTTTGTATAAGTTTATCAAAATCAGAACTTAAATTACTACCATAGGTAATTCTATGTTTTCTGATATCATCTTCCCAAATAGAAGATATTCGCCTTATATATTTAGAATTATCATTAATAATTTTACCAAAACCCCAACCAAAACCAAGATTAAATAAGAATTCCTGACATTGGATAGAGTCAGTCTCATTCTTAATACCTGTTATTGCCCAAGCAGTTCCTTTTTGTGGTTTACTATCATCAATATCATTTATCCAATCAAA